AATAGTATATGCTACATCGTTATATAATGCGTTAGTTCCCATTATATCTCTAAGTGATGAAGTAGTTCCACTAGCGAATATAAACGTCGGATTAACCGAGTTAGAACTAGATGGTGATGGGGTTGGAGTCGGTCCAGGTGTACTTGAACTCGGTGTTGGAGTCGGTCCAGGTGTACTTGAACTCGGTGTTGGGGTCGGGCTTCCTACTGGTGTACCATCTGCGTTTGCATCAATGTTTCCACCACCTATAGAAATACTATTATTATTAACTGGTGTACCATCTGCATTTGCATTAATGTTTCCACCTCCAATTATTATAGAGTTAGGAACAGCAGCACCACATGTAGTACATAATTCTTTCCATTCATTGCCTGAAAAATAACCCTCAAATGTATCAGTATTTGAATTGTATCTGAGCATACCAGCCACTGCTGTGATAGGATCTGCAGTATTATTTAATTGAACAAAACCCTTAAACTCAGCATTAGAATCAACATCTAATATTCCTGAGCCTAGCGTTTCTAATTTAATATTAGAGTTTGATCCCGATTGAATAGTAACACCTGATCCACCTGTTATAGTAGTATTGTTGTTAGAATCTAAATCAATAGAATCAACATTTATTGCAAATTGAATGTTTGAAGCTTGGAATGCGTTTTGAATAGCAAATCTAGTTATTGAAGTATTTGCATCATATGCTCCTGTAAATACTATTTTCTCACCGCTATTGTCATCTATCAATGTAATGTAGTTATCAAAAGCAATTGAATCCTTTTTGATAGTTAATTTTGCATTAATATCAGTATTTATACCGTCTGTTGAAGCCATTTCATTAAATCCTTCATCTCCTATAAATACAACTGGAGTATAAGCTAAACCTAATCTCTTTGGTTTTAAAATTTTATAAGCTGCAGAATTAGCACCTGTTGGATCTACAGAGGACCATGGTGTGTTAGTGGTTCCGGTTTCACCCTTTAAACCCTGTTCACCTTTTAAACCCTGGTCACCTTGAGCTCCAGTTAAACCTGGATTTCCTTGACCACCTTTTTGACCCTTTAGGCCTCTTGGCCCACCGCCATTTGCTAGTATCTGATCAAAGTTGTAGTTAATTTTCTCAAACTTAATAGAATCAGAATCGCTTGGATGTAATATTTCTCTAATGTTGATTGCCATTTTATGACTTTATTTTTATCATAGGTTTTATATCATAAGAGTAGCCTAATCTTTTATTATATATCAACCTAAAATTCATTGGCTTTTGGACGTGACTTCTATATGCAAAATTATTCTTATCAAGCGTGAAACCGTCACTGTCTAATTGATCAATAGTTACTGCATTTATAATCTTAGAACCTTTACCCTTAAATCGTTTAGTGTATAATTGAACAGAATCTAGTATATAAGTTTCTATTAAATTATTTTCAGCGTATAGTAGTGCATCATCGGTCAATGTTTCTTTGTTTCCAGCTGAATTAGCAGGAGAAACATATTTTGAAATATTCTCTAACACACCGTCTTTTGCAAGTCTAGTAATTAATGTATCTGTTATGTAAAAATCAGCTATAACGTAATTTATATTTTCATATACAACAACATTACTAGTATTCGCATTATTTCTTAAAATATCATCTAGTTCTTCCTCTGAAGTAACATATGATGTGTTGAAATCAAGAAGATTATATGAATATTTAGGCTTCATCACTGTTGATGCTAAATATGATCTTTCCTCGTGAGTGTCTAACGTGCCTGGAATACTAGTAGAAGTTCCACCTGCTAACGATCTTGTATAATAATCAGAATCCCATGAGGATCTAAATACATTAATATCTTTTTTATCGATAGCGATCTCTCCAATAAGAGGATATAAAGGCAGTTTATCACTAGTACTAGAAAGTTTAGTTACACCACTAGGATTTATTTCATTTACTTTATGATAGAAATGATTTTTAATTATTCCCCATTCAGCATCATGTGTACCATCGTCACTAATAAACCCTAAGTTAAACATAACACCACATTTGTTATATCTTCTGTAATATGCATCTGCTCTATTAAACTCATCTAAATTAGTTAATGAGTGTTTATATAAAGCCTCTTCAAATCTAAGCTCGTTAGTGTTATTTGTCAAATGTAATCTATTAACTTTAAAGTGAGAATATGCATCAGTAAATGTAACAATAGGTTTCATATCTACCGTATAACTTCCATTATGTCTTATTAAGAAAGGATAATATTCAGAGTTAGACATTAAATTATAACCAATATTACCTTTAAATAATTTAAAACTTTTGGGTTTGTCTGTATCTTCTTCAATGTTAAGATTAGATCTTTGAATTACTTCTGTACCGTCGCTAAAGTTAATAACAAATCTATTGTTTAATATAGTTCCATCAACATCAACTGTCGTATATGTAATCTCATCGTTGTTTAAGTTGACCAAGTCTGCAACTGATTTTGCTGTTAAATCTTCTAAAATAATTTTATGTGCATTTGCTCCACCACCAACATATGTATACTCAGCTTTACCTTGTATAGAGTTGGGTAAGAATTCAATATCTAATATGTCATTAGCATCAGCGATATTAATTGGTTTCCCTGCTATTTTTAACGAATTGTCTGAATCTACCGCTGTTACAGAAACTTTATAAATTGAATTAGTATCGTCGTTAGGAAATAAATCTATAATAATATCACCATATAGTCCGTCATCACCTAGTGTTATTTGAGAATCAAATTGAGGTAATGTGCCACTAATGTGAGAAACGCCAGGAATAGTATAAGGTCCTTCATCTGACCAGTTTATAGATGAATCATTAAATTGTAATGCACCATTAAACTTAGTATCAGCATACGCAAAATCGTTTTGATTAGAATCAAACACTATTTTATGGTTTAATTCATAAAGTAGTTTTCTATTCATATTACTGTCAATCCAATAATCACCTAAGTTTAAAGTAATATACATGATAACAAACTTAAATTGTTTGTTTTGAATCACTTCATATGATATACTATTGGTTTCAGCATCTTCGTTAACTTTAAGAAGTATACTAAATTTATAACCATTGAATTCACTACTCTTTACAAATTCACTAGCAGTTGTGTTTACAAATTCTTTTCTATTTTTAAAATCAACTTTAATACCTTTAAATACTGTACTAGCATGTGATATTCTATTACCACCATCTACTAGTGAATATTTCTTTAAAAGGTTGGTCTTAATGTATGATGTGATAGAATCTTCTAGTGAATTTATTTCTGGATCACCTTCAAAAATATCATCATAAATATCTACTAAATCTTCTGATGTGAGTTTCTTTTCAAATCCATCACTAATCATAAACTTGTCAAAATAATTATTGACGGTACTTTTAAATAAACTAGCACTTAAATCAAATCCCTCTATAAAGTTAACGTAACTAAAAGTATCGTTAATTTCATTGTACTTCAAATACTTAGGTGGTTTTTCCATATAGAACCACTCATGTGTCATTGCTTCTCTGTCTCTTTCAGAAACTGATAAATCTGGGGAGAAATTAGTTCTACCAAATGCTTCGTTGACATTTAAGTAATATGGTTGCTCTCTGACTGTAACTGTATCTTTAAGTACCCATTTGTTAATGTTAGGTACTATTCTAGAATTAGTAGCATATTCTTTTAAATTGTTTTCTTTAAGTCTGTCGTATTCTGATGTGATTTGTTCTAAATCTTCATCATCTACTGTTTCTTCAGTTAATATTTTAGATAAATTAGAGAAATAATCTATTGGATTTAATTCAAAATCCTCACTGAAAATATCCCTAGCGCTTAATATAGTAGTTTCAAGTCCAGTTGTTTCATCGATATTATTTATAGCGTTTGTATATGGTTCGTAATCTATTTCAGATTGAGTCTCGTACACTAGTTCTTTTATGTCTGAATTAGATGTGTCATAAAAATCAGTATTTAAGTCATACATGTCATATGCTGAAAATAAACCCAATCTAACTTCATTTTCATAATATATTTTACTATCACCATCGGTTAAATCGTTCTTATCTTCTAAAACTACTTTAGAATAATCACTGTTAATCCTAGTAATATCTTCTACCACGTCTATTACTTTATTGTAGACATTAGCATATCTAGTTTGTATATAGTCGTTTGCATTTATTTCACTTAACGTTTCATTGTTTACAAATACTGATTTACCGGGTGCATTACCACCTGAAAGGAAATATGCATCATATTTTTCTAATATGGCCTGTTCTGGCAATAATGCTATATTCTCTCTAAGTTGTAATCTATTATATAGATCTGCGTTTTCGATAGTTAAAAATTCATTAACATTACCTTTACCTAATAATAAGCAAGATTGCATTAATTCGTATCCAGATATTTTACTAACTATATAAACTATTGATCCAACGTTATGTGCAGTAAACCTAGATTCATTACCATCAATACATGCTGCTAGTGCTACCGCAACATCTGTTGTTGTACCCTGATTAGAATATCTATATCCTTCAAATCTACCAGCAACGATTTGAGATTCTGCTCTGTATATGTGATTTTGTAAATTTAGATTGGTTTGAATTTGATCATTTCTAATAATACAATCACCTTGTGAAAGTATTCTTAAATTTAGATCTCCTAAATTAGCGTGTCTTTCAGTAAAAAAGAAACTTTTAGTATTAATAAAACTGCTACCATCAAGTGTAATATCAAAAAGATCTCTGAATAATAAAGAATCTTCCATGTTTAGATAATATATGCTTGTACCATCTGCCTTGGTACCATATGTTACTTTATTATAAATAGTTTTAATAGTTTCAGAAAATCCATCAATGCCATTCAGTAGGTCATCTGCTACTGTTTCTATTGAAAATGTTTTAGGTGTGCTTGGATTTGCAGGATCATCAATAGCAAATACAATCACTTGTCCTGGAACGTATTTAATAAATGTGAATTTATTAGCTTCCTCTTTGATATTCGTGATTCCTAGTGCGTCATTAGTATGTGGCGTATTAGTTACGTTTAACTTTATGAAGTCATAGCCATGATCATTGTTTTCTTCCAGGTCAATTGATCTACCTGTTTCTTTTATACCTAATTGATCTGATATGTAATTTCCTCCATCTTCTATGGCAACTTTCCATTCCTTGTCGTTATATACTGCATTACCTGAGACATTAAAGAATTTATTTCCTGCGCTAGCGTATGCTAACATTGGCATTGTAGTAATTTGTTTATATGATGGTATTGCTGTCTCAGGCCTAGTGGCATCCACCAAAGAATTTAGTTCTTTAAAGTGGTGTATCTTACCATCAATCGAAAATATTCTACCATAACCAGAATCTATTTCATCTACAAATAATCCAAAGTATCTGTTTACACTATATTCTGATGCTAAATCATCGTTAAATAAAAATTCTAAATTAATTAAGTTTGCTGAAGCTATCGCATTTCTTCTAAATGCATCAGTTATATAATCATTTGCTTCAATTAATGGCTTATCAGTTAAGATATAATCTTTATATAGATATTCTCCTTTAGATGTAAAACCTCCCTTAATAAGATCGATTCCGTTAAAGCTAGATTTCTCCTTCTTTTCAAAGTTTACAGTGATTGGTGCTGAAGGAAAAGTTTCGTCTTGTACGTGATTTCTTAAATATGTACCTATACTAGAATTTCTAGTTAAATCAAATGATTTAATAATTTCTGAATTTCTAAGAAGACTTTTAATTCTACTTAGATTATCTACAGCGTTATCTTGTAAATTTAAAGATCCCACTGGATCATTAATTCTGTAGATAACAAAGTTTCTAGGTATATGAGTGTCTAACCATATTGGTGCAAACATTCTAAAATCTTCTGTGTGCGATTTAGAAAAATTATAGTTCGTACCATATTGATATGATTCTTCTATTTGTTTTTCATAACTGTCCAAAACAGTAATATCAGAATAATCTCTTTTTGTTTGGAACATTAGCTCGTTTGGAGTTGAGTTCACATTATAGAAATTAGCAACATCATACGCATATTTACCATCTTTGTTGATAGGAAATTTCTTGTATTCTACAGCTGCTAATTCTTTACTGGCATTTATACTTTCTAAATATAAATTATCATCTTCACTAACAACTAACTTAACATTAGTAGTAAGTTTAGGATTTGTTCTTAAAAGTGGTCTAGAAACATTGTCTAATTTATAGTTAGACTCTAAATCAAAGTTAGGTCCTAGTGCTTCAATAATAGAATCATCCATTATTGGCATGTTATATATAGAATCTGGATTTTTAGAAGGGTCTCCACAATCGTCACACGTCTCTCCAGAATAAACACTTATTTCTTGTTCACTTCCAAAACCTAAATCAACTGCATTAATACCAGCTACTTTAATACTTGGCGATGCATATGTAGTGTTAATAGAGTTTACGGCGCCTGCTATAGTTTCAGACCAAATAATGTGTACAAATGTTAGGCATCCATATCCCTCTGGTTGAACGGTCTGTTGTTTTGATATGTCATCGAAACTGTCGATTAAACCCTTGAGTGGGCTTTCGCCTAATGGAACAGAATTACCTTCAGCATTCATTGTAACATCAAAACCAGCATCAACTACATGTAAATTCCAATATTGAGAAAGTGTTCCTAGTGTGTTATCTTGGTCCGTGTTTGAATTACACTCATAAAATACATAATATACATTAGTATCATTTATACCACCGTCTCCAGTAGTTAAGCCTAAGTTTTCACTATTAAGGCCTGGTCTATTGTATTGCACACAATCACCTAATTGCGTGATCTCTGAATTCTTTACAAATTGGTTGCTGCCATTAAATCCATACCAGTTATATTCAAACCCATCACCTTCGTTGTCCCATACTAAATAACCAGCATCAATGCCAAAATCCAAATATACACCGGCTGGTGCCAAACCCTCTATTATGTTTCCATCTGCAGCAAGTTGACTTGTGAATATTGGAATATGTTGTTGGGCTATTTCAATTAAATCTAATTCAACTGGAACAATTCCATTAATTTCCGGGAGTCTATAATAAATATCTTGTGTAGTAGAGCTGGTACCACATATATCATCAACGTTTGTCGCATATGTTAAAGTACCTAAATTAAATGTAACATATGTTATAGGCTCAGGACAATACCATTTTACATCTCCATTTGTTGTGGTCCATGCGCCGGTAATTCCTCTTTTGTAGTAAATATCTGCTTCGCTATCTGCTTGATATAAACCTGCTGGAATTAACCCCTCTAGTGTTTCATTAAGGCCATTTTGATATTGATTTGCTCTATAGCTACTAACAAACAGTTTAGTGTTATTTGCAACTAGTGTTCCTAGAGATATTGAAGGATCTCCAGCTGTTGAGATTCCGTAATATACGTCTACTGTTTCACCTCCGCCAGGATTACAAAGACTAGTCTCTGATCCAGAATATCTAACTCTAGTTTTTTGAAATAAATCTGATTGTGCCTCACATGTTCCTATAGTTAATATTTCACCAGAACTATTTAGCGTTATTATTTTTTCTTGATCGTCTTGTACTATTTTACAATGAGTTGCAATGTTATCAGAAGCTCTAACGCCTGCACCATTAACATCATTATATATTTTATCACCTATTGAAAGTCCACTTATTTGTGTTGCATTCTGTGTTGAGAACCAAGCTGAATTAGTTGCTGGCTCTAAACATGCATCGTCGTCATTGTTATAAAATGCGGTTGCATTAATTTCAAAGAATGCAGGAAACGAAATGTTTACAGTAATAACAGTTGTAGAAATACTTCCTTCAGAATCTTCTGCGCTTAATGTTATGGTGTCTGGCCCAGTTTCACCTAAATTTGGTGTATATGAAACAGTAGAATTACCAGTATCTATTGAAGCTACACCCTTTGATGGCTGTACAGTAATAGAATATGTAATAGTTTGACCTTCTGCATCAATTGCATTGTACGAAAGGTTTATCGCTGTTGTCTCATTTAGAGACGTTGCTATTGTATAAGGCGTGTTCTGAAATACTGGAGCAGTGTTAGCTTCAGCTGCTATGTTAATAGTAACAGTTCCACCTGATATATTACCAGTAGTATCTTCTGCAGTATAATTAAATGTTTGTTGTTTGTCGCCATCTGCAAATACTAATTGAGGTGCAGTATATAATGTTCCACCACTTGTAAGTGTGCCAAGAGATGATCCTGATATTACAGGGGTTAAAGCGCCGAGTGTAATTATAAGGTCACCATCAGCGTCTATATCATCGCTTACTAACGACCATATATTAATGTTTTGAGTATCTTCAGAATTAAGGTTAATTATACTATCATTTGATACTGGAGCACTATCGCCATCAATGGATCCTGTACATGTTATTGTTCCATCTGCTGAATTTTGATACCCACCTGGTATTGTAATGGTAAATGTGTAAGTACTTGAACCTGGTTGTATTGTAGTAGGTGCTACTATTCCTGATACACCAACTGCAGCATAATTAGTGCTTATGTCAATAACTGTACCCACTGCCAATCCATCTAAACTAGATAAATCTAATTGAGCTACTGTACAGTCAAATATAGGATCGGGCGATGGAGATGGCGTTGGCGTTGGTGCTGGTACACTTGAACTTGGTGTTGGCGTTGGAGCTACATTAACAATGTCTAATGTTGCAGAATCATTTGAACCCATGCCGGTTGCGTCAGTTGATGATAAATCAAATTTCAGAACTTCTAAACTTTCAGTTTCAGCATCAGTGTTTATTGCAAACGTAAGTGTTGCTTGATATAGAAACGGATCTGATGCGGAAATTACAGAAAGAGGTATTGCGTCGTCTATGACTAAATCAAGATCATTGTAGTCTGCTGCAGTTGCACCATTATCATCAAGTATATACTCAATATCTTCACCAACAAAATCTCCAAGTGCTGTAATGAAAAGTGAAACAGTGTCACCTTCGCTTGCTTGTGTTATTGAAGTTCCAGAGGCTGTACTTAATTCCCATCTATTATCTAAAAATAATTTACTACATTCACTAGTTGTTGTGCTGGTTTGTCCGCTAACACTGTTAATTTTAATTTCACCAAAAAAAGATGTGTCCTTTATTGCCCAAAAGTTCTCTCCAGTTTCATTGTTTAGGTATGTTGAGGTGACTGCTGTAGTTAGCGTAGTCTCTTGGTATAATTGTACACCAATTACTGACGAAATGTCGGATATATCATCATACCATACCTCGATCTCTGTTGTATCTACGCGATCAAAACTACATGTTGATGCAGCATTGGCAGACGCTTGAAATAATTTAATTGAAATTGATGCCATTTACCGTGTTAATTGTTTTATTAATAGAGTTCTCATTACCTTCTCTATTATATATCTAACACAATAACAGTAGCTTTCCCATATTACCTTACAGAATACCCTTTAAAGTCATATATTCTTCTATCAACTGCTGGTGAAGAAAAGCTTGGTACGTTTCTAACTAGCTGTGCAGCTCTTATTGAGTTTAAGTTTTTACCTTTCGCACTGTACTTAGCAAATACTTCTAAATCAAATGTAAACTGTTGATCAAATTTATCAAAAATATCAAAACCGATCTTTTTTGTATATGTTAAGTTAGGGAAAGTTAATTTAGCTTGTCCACCAATTCTTCCTCTATCAGAATCTTCATCATTACCAAAATAATCTGTCATTCTATATTGGAATACGATGTCAACCGTAAGTGCATTAGAGTTGTCTAAGCCTGATTTGTCTCTACCTTTAATCGATTTTCTAGATTGTTTAGTTTCTCCATCAACTGATAATGTATCTAAATTAATAGGAGACATAAATAAGAAAGATCCACATGATCTTCCACCTAATAAAAATTGATCATTAGAATCGAATGACATTTTAAGCGTTCTGTCTCCAGCTGCTATAATCTGACTGTCCTTAGTATCTTGGAATCCTAATTGTTGTTTAGCTTTAATATTATTAATATTAATAAAGTTTGCACCAAATGCACCAACTGATCTAAATGATTTACCAGATACAAACGTAGATGTAATTGGCATTGTGTGTGTTGCACCATTTACAAGTGCCTGTAATGAAGACTTTTGTGTTGTTTCATCATAAGGAAGCATAACTTGATTAACTTCATCGTTTAACCAGCCTGCATATAGATTTTCTAAATCTGGATGATCCTTATGCATATAAAGACCTGTGTTGTATGCTGCTGCACCTATTGTTCCAACAGAACATACATCTACCATATTTGGCTTAAAATCTGCATTTAGGTTTGAAGCAGCGTTGGCAACACCAAATGTTCCAGTCCAAATAAAGTCGTTTGATGTACCGTCACCTGTTGGTGTTTCTAGAATTATATTACTAGCACCACTTTCAAATGTAGCATAACTTAGTGTATATTCGTAATTAGTTAAACTGGCAGGAGCTCCATCTATTAATGATTCAGTCACATAAAGAGGATTATGATTTGCGACATCCATATATCTGTTGTATATGAATTGTCCTCTTCTTTGTGCAGATTGATACGGAGCAGACAATAATAAATCTTCTACATTAGCAATCGCAGATGGAGAAACATTTTGATATTGTATTGGAGCTAAATCATATTTACCTTGAGATGTATAATACGTATCAGATGCAATTTTAGTATCAATACTTGCTGTTTCTTGATCATTTAACTGAACACCAAATCCGTTACTGTGTTCTGTAGAACCTGAACCTGATGATTTGTAAACTGGCTTACTTCTATCTCCAGTTAATCTTGCAACTAATTCTAATTGTGTTGCTTTAGTATTTTCTAATAATAATTTGAATGTCTTAGTAACAATGTGTCCTTTCTTAACTGTAAGTTCTGCAACTTCGTCAACATAATAACCAGCAAATATTTGGTTAACCGTATTGTTTTGTATAACAGATACTGTACCGTCTTCTGATCTTAATGTAACTACTAATTCACCAACTTCAGCCTCGATGCCTTCTTTAAGTGCAGCTATTTGAGATTCTAAAGCAATTAGCTTGTCAAATACTGAAATAGGTTTTTGTTCTGCTGATAAGAAACCAGATGCTATTGATGCTGCGTTGTGAGCATAAAACTTTTCGTTAGCGACAAAGCTTTCATCAACGTGTGTGAATACACCTTTAGAAGTTAATTCTTCAGACATTTTAACTGCAGCTACTTCCGCTAAGTTTTTCTGGACTAGTCCATCTAAATCAGTTGTGTCAATCTCAGCCTCTGGAAAATCGATAGTAATTGGTGCTGACCACTCAGAATATATTGGGTTTGCAGGATAACCTGCTTCAGAAATAGATCTTACTCTAATTTCAACTAATTCGTTTTGATTAATTGCAATATCTAATTGATTGAAATTAATTTCCTGTGCATCTTCTACTAAAGATTCTTTCCACTCAAACTTTCCTATTCTAGGCGTTATTGAAAGATTTCTGTCAGCTTGTGATAAGCTAAGGCTAGCAGCTGGGTTTGCAACTACTCTTCCTCTTGGTCTAACTTTAGTTTTAATTTCATTCCAGTTTGAGAATACCGCAGTTTTCTCTCTAGAACCGTCAGTGAATGGTAACTGAGAAACTTCTCCTGATTTACCATTTGTCGATAAGTATCTATATTGTACTGAGAATTGTACTACACTTTGAGGAACTGTATCTGCAACCTTTTTAGGTCTAGGCACACCCCAAAAACCTCTAACTCTAAATTTAGGTGTGATGTTCGTAGCATTAGTACTAGAAGATAATGATTGAATTTGATTTACTAAACTATTATAAAGTTTAGTTTCACTTGCTCTTTCTTCTATTAATGCATTAAGCTCACTCTTGTCTTTGTCTCTTTGAACTTCAGATTCATATTTCTTAGTTGAAATTTCACTTCTTTTCTTAGAAATAGTATCATCTAACTTCTTAATTGTTTCTTCAACCGAAGTTTTATCTGCCGAGAACTTCTTAATCTTATCAGATGCGTCATTCTTAGTCAGGTGTCTGTTAATTTGTACAACCTTAAAGTTACTGTTGTCCAAGACTGGAGCATCAGGAGTCACACCTATGGTTGCAGGTGGGATAGCGTCATCTTTAAGTGCTTTGATATATTGACCGAAGTCTGCGACGTTTTCCTTATAAAAATCATCTAATCTAATGAATGTTCCATCTTCTTGTAAAAGAGTTAATTCATTTGTATATAGTCCAACACCAGGTGACCATTTTTCTGCCAACATGTTTGAATCAGGATCAATAGCTTTAATAAATACTAAAACTCTTTCATTGAATCCACAGTTAACTCGTACAGATAATCCACCCTTAACATATTTGTAAATAGATAGTGCATCAACACCTATTCTAAGTGCTCCGTAACCTTCTATTATTTCTAATTCTAATTGTCTTGAAGATCCATCTATTTTTGAAATATTATATCTAGTGTTCTTCCCGTTATTGTTAAGCATTAGCTCATCGCCCGCCTTAAGAAGTTCAGTATCGTCTAAATCTTTAGCATTGTCAGAGTATGTTAATTTATCAACAGTTACTAATTTAACTGATTTCTTTTTAGTAACACCTTTAATAACAACATCTTTTTTCACTGTGTCAATAGAAACAATTTCAAACTTACCGCCATATTGACTATTTCTAAAAGGTAAATCTCTAACTTCTTCGTCAACGATATATGTTAAATTATTATTTACAACGTCTCTGATGACAGTATAATAATCAAGCTCTTCTTTGTTTTTAAAGTTTTCTTTAAAATATTCTACTGTAGTTTCGTTAGTAGAATCAAAAATAATCCTTTTAATTAACACTCTTTCAGTATCATCTGCAACTTGTCCAGAAACATCTAAAGATGTTGTCAACAATGGATTTAAGAAATCTTCAAAGAAATAATTACTTTTAGTAGCAAAACGTTCAGGTCTAATTACATTTGTAATGTCGTTAGCTGGAGTTTTTAATGCTGAAGTAATAATTCTTTGATAACTTCCATCTGCTAACTTAATTTTAGTATTACCGTTTCCTAAACCTGTAAGTGCCTTTAGGTTTGTGTCTAGTCTATCTAGCTCACGTTTCATATAACCGAACGCAGGTACATAAACTGTAGTAGTTGTACCATCTGGTGCCAAGATTTCCAAAGGAATATCTTTCTTTTCAGTGGTTACCGCTTCGTTAACTCTTTCGTATACCTTTAAAGAGTTAGCATTGATTTCAAGAAGCTTCTTGAGCGTGTTAGAAAGTGAGTTGTTAGTATTCATATTATCTTAAAATATCTGCTTCAAAGAGATAGGTTGTAGGATCTACACATACTATCTCAATATATGGTTTATTTGTTAAAAGTTGACTAACATCTATTTCAGCAATTAGTTTATCAAATCTATTGACTTTATCAGAATAGATTTTAATACTGTTACCTTGCATGTCTATCGTATCAAATACTATCTTAAGTGTTTGACCAACCTTCCATGAAATAGAACTGTCGTCAATGTATATATTCAGATCATTATTAGGATCCGATGATAACAAGCCGTTTAAGCTTAGTCTATTAGTATACTCTTGTAATTTTGTCCAGATTGCAAATTTATCAGCACCTTGGCCATTAACATTTGCATCGAACGGTGTAGTTGTGGTCAATCTAGCAGCTAACGCTTCTCCAGACATGTTGTATATCCAAGCTTCACCTAAAGAATAACCGTATACTGTGTTATTAATTTTTATCTTGTTCTCAATAGTTTTATCAACGGCAGTACCTTTACCATTAAAGATAACATCAGTATTATATTGTAATTCTACTGGGACTGTGCCATCAATTAATCTATTAATTTTATCATGTGCCCTAGTTATTAATTGTAATAAAGATTTTGAATCTTGTAACTGAATAGACGCATTTTCAAAGTCAGACTCTACTGCAGCTATTCTATTAACAATATCTTCACTATCATTAGACATTAAAACCAATGATTCTAAATCATACAATCTTGTGTCAATACCTAAGTATCTTGTATTTGCTTCTAAAAGTAACTGTGTTACATTCTCAAGTGCAGTAGTTGTGTCCATGAATAAATCCATAGAAAATGTTGTAAAATCATTAATAGAAGTTTCAACACCTACGTTATCAAGAGAAGAATTAAACTTTAAGTTTAGCTTTAATGAGTATGCATTACCGTTAAGTCCAGTAACCTCATTTGGCTTATACTTAATTTGTTCGTGTATTTTTGTACCAGGACCGAATGCATCTTTAATATCATCTAAGATTAGAACACCATATAAGTTAGTAGCTCTATTTGCAGGTACTGATTCACTGTAAAGATCATAATAAATTAATATTGCGTTAAACCTAAAGTCCTGTCCTTTTTGAGAAAATTCTAAAATAGAAGTAGTGTCTGGGTCTTGTTCTATTGCAGCATAGCTTCCGGCAGCAAATTCAATTTGTACTGAATTAGTTGCATTGGTTTGAATGTCATAATACGGTCCACTTTCGGCATTGTATTCATCGACAATTGAGTCTATGTTGATATTAGAATCTGGGTGTACTTGACCTGCTCTTCCTTTAATATAATCATCTGCATATAATTTAGTAGCAGTTGTATTATAATTAGTTGGTCTAAATAAAACAGTTGGCGTGTAACCTACTGATGTCGGAACATTAACGTAAACTTCATGATAAGTATTATCAGAATAAGTTACGTCGTTCTCTGCGTCAATAGTTCCTAGATATTTTACTAGTCTTTCGTAATTTCCACCACCTAAGATAGCATTATCGTTTTCTGCATATAAACCATTAATACTCTCATTAGAGTCTGTTGGTCTAAAATCTACAGCACCTAGTTTTGACATCCATTTAAAGAATACCTTTTCAGCATCTGATTGCAAAATGATTGGATCATAGTCATCATCTCTTAATAGAAGTTCTTCTAGGTTAAGAGCGTAATTCTGAAAAGTTTGCGCGAAATCTACATTTGGCATCGATGCAACATAAGATTGACCTGAGGCTTGTTTTAAACCAAGTTCATAGTCAATAACATTAGAACCATTTACTGATTGCGTAAAATCTGGTAGATCAAGTAATGCATACTTGCTAAATTCAAATTTTAGATCAGGATTGTTAAAGGCCCTAGTTATGTCTCTTGCAGCCGATGCGAATGCATACATTGTGCCGCCTTGCGGCTGTGGTATTCTAACTAAAGGAGTCGCCATTTATTTTATTAATTTTGTTTATTAAACAATAGTTGCTTTATGTGAGCTAACTACGTACCAGATATTTCCAAAACATCTTAATGTAATTGTTGAGTTAAGTCCGTCGAGCGCGATTGAAGTCGCAGCTATATCAACACCTGCAGCTACTAAAATAGTAGATGCTGCTGTCGCTATAATCATAACTTCATAACCGTCTACAGCAGCAGGCATTGTAAAATCAGCATCCACGAAGTATGTTGATTTTTCAAGCGTTGTTGGTGCAGAGATTGTCGTAGCAGTTGCAGCTGAACCAACAACTCCGCTAAATATCACTTTGCCTGCGGCCGTGATAGCATTGTTGAATGTAAAGTCTGTTCCTACTGTTCCGCCATTTTGGTTAACTTGTAATAACGTTAAGTTGTTTTGCAAAACTGTAATAGCTGAAGTAGTAATGTTAGTTACTCCGCTTAAAACCGAGGTTGTCGGATTTAATAGAGCAGTTACACTAGCTAACTCATCGTTTAATAACTCAAAGTTATTATTAATAGTTGGTCTCGATGATGATACCGAGTCAGTTCCTAAGATTTCTGTAATGTTTGCCATTTTATTTGTTTATTTTACTTTTAGCATGTTTCGTTTTACAACGTTTTTGTTTCCATGTGTGTCTTCCGCTTCGAGCGATATGGAGTAATATCCAGGTTGCTTGAATATGTAAGTCAGCCACATATTATTATAGTATATATCAGTGATTTCTGGATTACTTATATTCTGAATAGTCCATTTTGCATTCTTTGCTCCTGGGAACTTAGAAATGTCAGTAGAAATAGTTACGTGCGTAGATCTTTCAACCTCAGCATAATCCTTAAACACTTTAGTATCGTCCCATGTTGGATTATAATGTACGACATGATTTTCACCACTAACACTAGAAGTACTTGCCTTCACTATTTTATTTATTCGCACATCTTCAAAATCATAAGTATATGAATACTCTTCGCCCGTTGCTAAAATAAATCTAAATATATCGTTTGCTAATGGATCAACTCCATCGACGTCTTCAAATACTGGATTGTAATTAAATTTACTTATAACAAAATCAGTACTGTTGTTTAATTCTTGAGCTATTGCATCCCATGCGGCTAAATCAGAAGTGCTAGTAGGTGTCGGAGATGTTATTTCATGTTCTCCTAAAAATGATTGACCGCTTCGATCAACGTGTGTAACCTTTAATGTATCACCTTGAGATATGTCGTTTATTTTAAAACTTGCAGATAAATCTGTTCCAATTCTCATAGCTTCCCACCATAAGTGTTCAGTATCTTTCCATCTCCATGTAGATTCATCATATGTATATGGTCCCGTATTTTCACTAAAACCAATTTCTGAATAAACATCTACAAATCTTTGCACTGTTGAGAATCTAATACCTTGATCATCTTCTCTGTGCACATAGTTTGCTCTATCTAGTGTTAAATATAATGTAGCTATGTTATCTTCAACTTTTGTTAAGTTGTCTTGAGGGAAATCCCAATAACCACCTGACTTAGACCAATCTAATTTCTTAGAATCCCAATCTGTTTGTTCTTTCCATTTGTATATGCCATATAATTCTAACTCTTTCAACCTAATATTAATCAAATCGTCCATTCTAAAATGTGATCTATGTCCGAAAAGATCATATGTTCTCATTTCAACAGAATAGCTGCCAACAAATGGTAATGTTATTGGAAATACTAGAAAATTGTCTATTGGACCTTTAAATGTCTGATTATATCCTTGATCTTTGTTAGTTATAATCCATTCTATTTCATATACCCATCTTTTCCACCAATTGTTCCAAGAAATTCCAGAGTGAATTTGCTCGATACCATTTGGTATCGGATCTGCACCTAGTCCAAATCCAGTTGTGTCTTCCCATGTAAATTTAGCTTCGTTCCATGTATCGTCAAATGTTAATGTACCGTCTAATGTAATAGGAGCACCGATAGGAATATTTTGATTATATGAATGTAATTCCGTATCATAATAGTTTTGATAAAATTTAGAATGAGCTTCTATTAAATCTTCTCTTTCGTTTTGTTGAAGAGTGTCTTCGTTTCCATATTCTAAATTTAATAATGTATTGTAGTTAGAAGTATCATCATTTTGATCTAAGTGACTCTTAAGAACCATTGATGTATCTTCTATAAATAATGGCCTTCCTTTTGGATGAGCTTCAAATTTTATATCATGTCCTTCTGAAAAGAAACTAACTCCGTTTTGAATATTCCAAACGTTTAAGTTTTTTTGAGCAAAGTAATCAGCTTCACCTGTAATATCAATAATCTTAGCATTTAATGGTAAGAAATCTTTTTGTAATCTGTTTTTAAGTCCGTATAGTTTTATTAAAACTTCTTCAGGTGTAAAATCAAATACTTCTTGCACATTAGGAATGTCCCATTGATCAAATGTACCTGTAGGCTCGTTAATTCTATAAACTAAGCTAAATCTACTAGTTTTCTTAATTGTACTACTAGGAACATTAAACTTTAATCTTTTACGAATCATTTCCCCACGCTTAGATGCGTTAGGTACTGGAACTGCATACATTTTACCGAAGCTTTCTGCTGATTTATCAACGTTAAGCCAGTATTCCTTTAGAGTGATCCTGTCATAGCCAAAGAAATCTATAGCATTCAATATAGCTTTGTAAGTTCCTACGAATGGCTTGATGTTATGTAACTCTAGGAGTAGTTCTTTACGCTTCTTATTAAGTAGCTTAAAATCTGGAGACATTTCACTAATGTCATGTGTTTTAAACAACATAAAATCACCAACATCTAGTGTTGCGCCAAGGTTAGAAAGTAAAGTACTAAGCCTTTCGTCTTCTTCAATAACTTCACCGTATATCTTTATCTCTGCAATTTTTGTTTCTACACCTGCAACAGATTGATACATGTGTAGTATTCTACTATGTGGTCCCGGTATTTTAGAACTTAAAGCTAAGTTCACTTGTAGAGCAACCTGATTTGCAACAGATAATTCTTTTATACCGCTTACATCAGTTGAATCTATTATTGCGTTATCCTCTGCTTCAAATTCAACAAGCTCTTTATTGTCTACTAGAATTTTACCTTCAGATAATTTAGTACTGTACATTATAATGTCGTCAGACATTCCTAACGTGTCTTTCTGCCATTTAAAAATAAACTTGGTAGCGGCTGCATTTTCTGCAACTGGTGTATTAGCTACTAGATCACCTAAGTGTTTACATTCTTCTAATACAAAAAGGTTGACAGTTTCATATAACTGCACAGAAACTTCATCTAAGTAGAGAGTACCCTTCCAGATACCATCTGCATTTTGAAGTAAATTTAGATCATTGTCTAAGCCGTTAAAAAATCTTAAATTATTATACATTATCTAATATGTTTGTCTCCTTTTTTAACAGTGTAGTTTTTATATCCCTTAAGCGTTCTAACGCCCTTGATCATCACAAAAAGATAATCATCTAAGAATATTAAAAAATCACGTAGTATTCTATTTCTAAGAATGTGTGTCGATAACATTTTATTTAAGAAACCTTCACTCATATATTGGTTACCCACATTTAGTCTACTATCATGCCTTTCCTTGGAAACATCATAGATCTTTGAAGGATCATATTTTAGTAAGTCTTTAAATAAATTCATGTTATGTTATTTATTTCTTTAGTGCTTTTCTATCGCCTGCCTGTAACCTAGTATATATTGTCCTAGGAACCGGGTCTCCATCAAAGTTTATACTTAATGCAGCTTCAGCGTTGATTAAAACATCATCAGTAATATCATCACCGTCTCTGTCTTGCCATCCGCCTCTAAATACTGCAACTTCTTCTTTCTCCATAATAATATCACCCCATCTGTCTAATCCAACCACAGTTTCAGGTATAATAGTCTTTTCGTCAACCGTTACTGTGCTAACTTCTTCTATTCTTTTAAAGAACACATATTTTTGTTTTCCGTTTCCAACGTTTTCTAAAGTTACAGGATCTTGTGGTACAACTGATACTGTTTTAGATTCAAAATAACCCAACCTTCTAGCTGTCTCTTCAGTTTCAGATATAAATTTAACGTTAACTGCGTCAATACCTTCTATTTCTTCTAAGATGTAAATAATATCCGACTTAGGCAACTTATCTCTTCTTGTTACATTTAATAAGTACTCATCTATTTTAGATCTAATATCAATAGATAATTCATCTTTTGTAAATCCTTCGAAATACCTGATGTTTACATCCATGCTATATTTTCTAACCTTAGGCTTAACAAAAACAACTTCAGTCGTTACCATTTGTTGACCGCTATCTTGTAATACTTTACGCATTTTTTCATACTCTTGATCATCGAAAAACATTTCTTCTTGAGGTATAGAAAAATAATCTTGGTTTTTGGCTAGTTTCTTTCTAACATCTGGAACTGCAAAAATATAAATTACATTATCATCATCTAAATATTGATCATCAGTAGTGTTATATGCATCTAAATAAGAGAATATACCATATCTTGATAAGAAGTATTCATAATTGTCAGGCGTTGCTAAAACAAATGACTTACTAGCAAGCGGTGTCATAATCTTAGTAAACTGAGTAGATTCTCTGTCTGTTCCCATTTTTGGGGATGATGTAACTGTAATATCTAAGAAATTATTTAAGTCATGTTGTGTACCTACAGAATCTACACCCTGTGCTTGCCACTTTAATGTTAAATCATTAGAATCATCTAAGTTTCCTTTTTTACCATCATGTGTGACATACTCTATTTCAATTTTAGAACCCTGTTGAGGCGCCATACCAAATGCGGTGTTTCCAAAATAAACATCTAATCCACCTGAAATACCTGTTTTAATAAGGTAACCTTTTTCATCTCTTTGTAAATCATAAAGAGATTCCTGCTTTGTCCATAATTCACCGTTAACGCTAACACTTATTTTGCTATGATCAGTTAATCCCTTTGTCTGCGCGTTAAAAGATTGTAAAGGTTCACCATCACCAGTAAATGTTTGTGTTTCAAACTTACCTTGAATAATTGCAGTATTAATCACCTTGTTGTTACTTTTCTCTAATCTAAATCTATCTTTACTTGTTAACAAAGTGTAAGTTAATCCATTAAGATCAAACTTTAATTCAGCTCTATTTTCTATTGTAATTCCAGCACCTGATATTTTTTCAAAGTCTACACCTGGTTTCCATCTAAATTCTATTTCACCAGTTGCTGCGAATCCTCTAGTAGCATCATGACCCGTAAGTCTACTCATACCATATATTGATTCAGGATGTTGAGCAGTATATATGTTCTGTTCAACTATTGCATCTTCAAGATAGAATAATATTAATTCTTGAATCTCTGTTATTACACCTAATATTTGAGCAAATGGCGATGCTTCAGTAAATAATGTACCTGCTCTTCCATAAACCCTAGAAATATAAACCCTAGCATCATCACTGACCTGCTTTGCGGTTGCTCTTAGTGTACTTATAAATTTTAATTCTGCCATTTTATCTAATGTTTAATTGTACGAGATATTTGCTATCTACTGTTATATCAATATATGCAATATCTCTAACGTTACCTTTAAGGAAGTTAACCTTAGTTGAAACGCTGTATTTTTGTGCTAAAGGGCAATAATATTTAATCTGCGTGTCTAACACGTCTTTTAATTGACCTTCATTATATCCTAAAGAATATATGTAACTTTCTAGATCACATCCAAATCCAGGTGATCCTAAAACATCAGCCTTTCCAGTGAATAAAACAGTCTCGATCTGTTGAACGAGTTGTTCTATCTCACCATTAGTTTGGACTTGTGTATCGTTCCAATTCGGGTCTCCTAAAGTTTTTATATAAAAATCCATTTATATATGTATCTCGTTTTTTTAACTATGGAACATGAAGTCTACACCTTCATCTCCTTTAATTTCTTCTTCTATTGCTTCTAATTCACTGTCACCCATATCTTTAATAGCACCATAATCAAATTCAACATTACCAGGTAATGCAAATTTAAAGATGCCTAACTTAGCACCCAACGATTGTTTTATCTTAGCACTAACATATCTAAAGAATATCTCATCGTCATACAGAGCACAGTCTGGAATAGTCTCATACAATTCCAATATAACGTCACCCTTAGGTGTATCACCCATAATCTTTAATTCACCAGTATTTCTTTGGTACTGGTAAGAAATAGGATTTTCTAGAATCTGTCTAGACATATCGGCTAACGAAGCATTTAATACATAGTATTGTAATTCTTCTGCAGCTTCAGCTGGACCTGATCCATTGTACATATTTCTAAATAACATTCTTTCTAATGCAAAATCTGCACCGGGTTGGAATCTAAGATCCATTCCAGATCCAACTGAATTCCATCCAGATGTTAAATCATATACACCATATACTGAAAATACTCCACCGCCACCATCAGTTGCTGGTGCTGGTAAATTAAGAACTCTATTCTCTACAAAATAAGGTGAATTAAAAGTCTCAAAAGGAATATGATAATAGTTTTCCCTAACAGAGTCTTCGTACTTCTTATACATCCATTTTTTAGACCTTTTAATTATGTTAATAACTTCTTTTTGTGGCAGGTTCACAGGTAACATACATGCTCCTGTAATTTCATCTGCGATTTCTTCTAAAAAAGAGTTTAGGCAGTTTGTTCCAAAATCCCTAGGTGTTATTAAATTATTATTGCTTCCGCTTCTAATTTCACTCATTTCTTAATTTATTTTTTTACTAACTACAACTTCAGTAGTATCTCCTATTCTAGCATCTTTTCCTAAGAAGCCTTCTCTGTATATACCACCGATAGTTCTACCTTTAAATACACCATCACGGCCAAATATAAAACAATTAGTAGCAGTAGCACTACCATGTACATAACATGATTCTACTTTACTGTCTTTCATTTCTGTACTACTATAAATATTACATCTTTTAAGCATAGATCCTTCTACATTGCAATTATACATTGCAGAGTTTTCTACATTACCTCTAATTTCACAATCTATAAATTCATATCCATCTAAAATGAATACAGCCGGAAAGACTCCGTCCTTTATTTGAAGCGTACCATAATCAGAATCATAATTTATAATTCCTCTTTCCATAGTACCGTTTGCTATTAAATCAATTACCCTATCCTTTATTCTAGGCCATTGAACCTTAACAACTTGCTCATTGTCTTGTAAATCAACCAATACGTGAATATTAGGGAAATGTTTGTTTAATTTAGTATGGTCCTTTAGAGACTCTATAAGTGGTTTATTCTTATTAAGAATTCTTTTAAGTTCTACTCTATTCTGTGGCGTAAATCTAGGATCATTACATGATTTCCACATTTGCATGATAAATCTTTCGCCTAAATACAAAATCTCGTCTTTGCTCTTTTGATAATCTTCACCACCAATATATCTAAATTCTAGATAATTGCTTTCAGCCTTTGAGAAATTAATCCCATAGTATTTAGAATCTGCAAACTTAAAATTCATCGGTGAAATATGATCTTCATCGAAGTAATAGGCTTCTCTTGCTGGCATTATCCATTTTACACTTTTAGCGTATGTTGAATTTTCTCTAGATGGAAAGAAATTATAAACTTGTTGCTCATCAAACTCTAAAATAAACTTAAGTACATTCATTTTAGAAACCATCAATGGATCTTCTAAATAATCATTTTGAAAAGACATGTTTAAGTGAATACTTGCACGATCATTAGTATAACCGTTTTTGTCAATCCAATCCAACATTTTAATAATAATTATCCTAGCATTTCTATAAGGAATTGGACCAGTAACAAGTTCTATAAGTCCCTTACCTCCTGACATATCAGGTTCCATTTTAAAGACCTTATCGTCTGGTACGAAATCTGAATGTGCCTTTTCTTCTAGTTGAATTTTTCTATTCAATAGATCAGAAAGAGACTTTTGGGTCTCTTCAAGCCCCATATTGGAATAGAACTCAAACTCCACGCCTATTTGCGCGGAGTTCAAGATCTGTTCTTTTGTAGATTTTATATTAAGTTTTTGCATCTAGAGTATGATATTACCGTTTGATTATATATCACACTCCCGTTTAAACTTATTGTGGTAGTTTAAGAAATACTTTCATTGAGTCGACATCGATCCTTGTAATTTGTACAGTGATCTCATCTCCTGGTTTAAATACTGACATCGTATCTTCACCTATTTCACTTATATGTAGCAATCCTGTTACTCCGTCTTCTATTGTAATAAATAAACCGTAGTCCTTTTTAGTTTTAACTTTAGCAATAACATTTGAAGGAATTTGGTACCTAGATTGAATATCTACCCATGGATTCGTTTCTACATTTGCCTTTTGTGTCAGCGTTATCTTCTTCTCGCTTACTATATCTTTAACTTTAAATGCAATAGCATCTCCAGGTTTAATTTCTCTAGCCTTAAACTTAACTAATGTTTCTTCGTCTAAATCATTATTGTGAATCATTCCAGTTAAACACATATTAAACTCAACAAATACACCATATTTAGCAGTACCGGTAACATGTCCTGTTTGTTCGTTATCAATAGTTTCTTTTAATTCTTCTATTTTACTAGGAATTAATGCTTGTAAATATTTTCTATGAGAAACAACTAATGTACCTCTGTCTGGTGAGAAACTTACAGGAACAACATACAATTCGGTTCCTATAATAGAACTAAAGTCATGTAGTTTATTAATACCAGCTAGTGATCCAGGCATAAAGCAATCAATTCCTTGAACGCTTACTATGTAACCTCCATTCTCAATCATGTTTACAACTGTACCTACCCAAGCAGTGTCACCTTTTTCAACACCATCTCTAAGATCCATGAATGTTCTTTGTTTAACACCACCACTGATGCTTCCAATGACATGTGATCCTGGTTGATATGTTGTAATTAACACTGAAGTAGTTTCACCTGGCTTCAGGGCTTGAACCGATTCAGGTTCTTTTTCAAACTTAATATAAACTGATTCTCTGTAACCGATGTCGACTGTGATCCAGTCTGAGCTCACCGCAAATACAGTACCATCATAGATTGCACCTTCCTGTAATTCAGGCAACATGTTAACATTAGACTCGTACTTCTCCATTTTATCATATAGCTCTTGCGCATATAATTCTCTAGAGTATACTTTGTCTCCGTTTCTGGTTTTAATATGTTTGTTTGGCTTTCTAAGTCTAGTTATACAAGTAGCTTCATATTCATCCCACATGAATTCTCCTTCTGCATTATACCAAGGGTCTTTGGTATCTTCTAACTCCTCTGTCTTAGTTGTTGATTCTACTACTGTTTCAGTATTCGATTGTACTGTCTTTACTGCTAGATCAACCGTAGTTTCGCCGATTCTAGCTCTTTTTGATTTATTTGTCATTTTTTTATATTAAGAGTGTAACATATTATATATCCTTCCATTTTTTAGAACACGACAGGTACAAAACCTACCATAGGTACTGGTCCAACAGGTGTAGGAATTCCACCTAAATAAAGTAATTTGAATTCTAGTAAGTGCATAGCATACGTCGCGGCTAATGCAGTGGCAACCACGGTTGCCGGTGGCTTAGTAGGCGGTACCGTAAATGATTTTCCTGAATTCCAAGCTCTTCTTAAGTTTTTAGCTAGCCTTGATTTACCGCCATAATAAATAGGCACATAAATACCAGTAAGTGGTGGGGGAATTAATGC